TGAATTTGAAGAAACAATATGGCTATCGTAACTCGCAGCTTCATTCCACCAGTACTCCACGACAATCGTTAGAGCAGACATCGGTGAATTGGCTGTGTCACTAGCAACAGTAAAACCCCAGCGAGTAGAAGTCACCTGAGTTATTTTAAAGTTGTAATCCGCCATGGTGTAACCAATTCCAGGGGTTGCACATAAATATGTGCCCGACAAATCAGGTATGACCGTGGGAGTTTCCTTCCACGCATACAAAGCGCAAACCACAGCATCCGAAAGGGGTATGTCTGTGATAGATTTCACGTCGGATTTTTCAGGAATGGTCAAGTACATAGGTAGCTTTTCATTTTTCTTTCGATTTCGTTCAAAGCAATCCCCTTGCGACTTGACCAACTGTCTCATTTGCATCAAACGCAAATGCTCTGGCATCTTCGGAGCCATGTGTTTTCCCCGAACCCTACAAAGGTTCGGAAGAACTCGTTTCGCATCGTCGAGAGTTTCGACTTCCTCGGGAAGAACGGAAATGAACAGCTTCACAGCATTGATCAATACCGCAGTTCCCGCCTGAGCTAGCGAAAAAGACATGATTCCGGTCGCTGCCAAAAGGGTAGGCGCTATAATAGCAGACCACGAAAATATTTGGTGAGCAGTAGGATCCACCGTAATGAATCCAGTTTCCTCCTCAACAACCGTAAACGCGGTCAATGCTTGAATAACATCACCCAACTGAGCAACAGCATCTGAAGATGAGATGTCAAGATCTAAGCCACAGAAAAACTGGCTTCCATAAAATTGTGCCAAATTAATGGCAATATCCCCTAACTCGTTGATGTCAACCACTATATTTCTAGAATATTCAATAGCACCATCCTCAAAAAGAGAATCATGTGGTTGGGCGCCTATTCTGGGGTCTTTCTCCCCTAGAAACACGCCAGGATCACCAGCAACGACTTCGGCAAAGGGCAGATCAGAGTCAGAAGTTATTCTCCTGTTCGAAAACTCGAGAACAGCTTCCAACCCCACCTGCCACAAGACAGTATCAAACATAGCAGAATCAGTGATTCCACCCATGTAAGAAACAACCATGTAGCCAGCATCTGAGGTCCTCTTTTCAGGTGAAGAAGCAATGTCGGTATACAACCAACCGGTAGTCTCCGGGTATCGTATTTCAGCGACAACGCCAGAATTAAAAGTCACAGCACCTTTATGAGAGTATCCCGCAGGAACTCCCGTATAGGTACCAGGCTCATCATCTGGATCAGTGTGGAAAAAGCCTACAAACGCCCCATTAGCAAGCGTACTCACTAAGGGCTGTATAGTCATTATGGCAGATTTCACACGCCACTTCTCAAACTGAAGAGAGTCAAGATAAAATTCTGTTTTGAGAAACAAGGATGGACAAAACAACTGTTGGAAAACAACTGAACCTACATCGGCATCAGCGGGAACGCTGAATGCACCGATGCTGGCATAAGCATCCACAGTACAGAAGTCACCACGATCATGTCGTTTTGTCATCCTTCCTGCATTTCTCATCATCATAACTCCAGACAAATTCGCATCTATGTGTGGTGCCAAATGAGATTCCATCAACCTCTGCGTTGATGGTAAAGGAGAACCGACACGTTTCAAAGACTTTTTCTGCGCTGTCTTCTCCCACTGCATGGGATCAAGAGTAAGCGTTTTTAAAGTTTTCTCAAGTTTTTCAACCTTTGAAACGTTTCTATGAAGAGTATCCAGCTTCCTGGTATGCTCATCCATCTTCTTTTTATTCTCAGTAAGCATCTCATGGATCATTTTGTCTAGAGGTACACGATCAATAGTCGAAGACGGCTTTCGATCGATTTTCTTTGATCGGGCCTTTCGAGGAACGGTCGCCGGTAAAGGCGAGCGTCCTCTGGAGAGAAGGGCTTGATCGATATGGCCTTTTAAAGGACCCAGAAACTTATTAGCTTTCTGGGTGTGAGCAGCTTGCGCTTTTTGACGGGATTTCTCCCACATGCGTGCGTCCTTCCGAGGGAAGTAACTCGCTGCAAACTTCATTTCGTCCGAAGTCCACTGGGAAGGATGTTTATTACGCATACTTCGCCAGATCTCCTTATCCGAGGTTTTACCCCCAGATTGTGACACAGCCGTTGTGCCAGACCTAATTTTTGCGGCTTGACTTTGAAGCTCGCTTGCGCGAGCTTGAAGAGC